TTTATAAGCAGCATGTTTCTTTTTGTTCATGTCAGATACGTCTTCTTTTTTAGACTTTCTTAACATAGCAAAATCTTTTCCGTCTATATCACCATCTTTATCTTTATCTAATTTCTTTTGACCACCTACAAGTTTCTCATTCTTCATAGCTTTTGATAATGAATCTGCTTGTTTACTATGTAATTGAGTTGCCTTTTTAAGACCTTTGATTACATCTTTCACAGATTTTTCATCTTCTTTACCCAAGTCTTCATTTTTCATTTTTTTAAGAATAACTTTTTGTAAAGCAGGTGGTAATTTTTTCTGACCAGCAGTTAAACCTTCATTCATTACTTTATTGAAAGCGTCACCTATTGAACCTTTTTTTGTACCAAAGTATGATGATGTTTTGTATTCTATATTTTCTTTTTTTGGTTCTTCTTTGGGTGTATATACTGATTTTACTACAGCAGACTCAATAGAACCCTCTTTTGTTTTTAAATATTTTTCACTCATTATTTTTTACTCCCTCTAACTTTAGCGGCAAGGTCTTTGTCTGCCCCACCCCATGTACCTGAGGATTTAGTGACGAAAGAGTTAACTCTAGCAAGTGCCCATTGTTGTTGAGTAGCACCTGGTCTATGACCACCTTTCCAAGCAGCCATACCTCTATCATAAACTTTTTTTAATATTGAATAAGGCATACCTGTTTTGTTTGCCTTATTTTTGACTGCCGTAATAGTTTCAAAAACTTTTCTGGCGCCAGCATATCTATCTTCTTTCATAACGTCTCCGTCTTTCCCTATTAGTTTATAGCCCATTTGTGAATAAGTGCGCCATTCAAAGTCGTTAATCTCTCTAACTTTGTCGCCCTTTTTGACCATTAGTTTTTTTTCTTCTAATTCTGTTTCTTCTTTGACAGGCATACCCTTTTGTATCATACGAGATAATGCCAAGCCAGATAAGAAAGGTATTTTTCTCTTTCTTAAATCATTTAAAAATGCGTCAGGTATTCTATCAAATATTTTTCTTAATTTGTTTGCGTTGTCAATAGATATAGTTTTGCCTTTCATGTCGGCATATTGTTTTTCTAAAGTATCTAATTGTGATCTAGTAAACTCTTGTAAGTTTTCTTCTTTAACCATAGGTCCGTCATGTTGAAGACCTGTGTTATGTTTCTTTTCAAATTCTTTAACTTGTTTATTAATATCACTAGCAGTTTTACCTTTAAAAGTTTTGTCAACACCATTTTTAAAAGTTGCTTTCATAGATAATTCTTCTTTAACAGGTGGATTATATCTACCCATTTTGTCAATAGTAAAACCTCTTTTTCTCAAATCTTGTGCCATCTTTTGTATTTCTGGTAAACTATCTGCGTCTTTAAACCCAGCATGTTGTCCGTGTTTACTGTAAGAAATCATAAATGGTTTAATTTTTTCTTCTAAACTTTCGTTTGCTTTTTTCAAAGCGTCAGCAACTGAAGAATTTTTAGATAAACCTTTTTGTAATTTTTCTATTTCTGCGACAGCTTTTGTCATATCGCCAGCATGTTTTTTAGCAATCTCTTTTGCTTTTGATACTAACGCAAAGCCTTCAGGTGTTTCTTTAATACCTTCTTTTTTCTTAACAATATTTGTTGCTGTAGCATATCTAACAGCATCGCCTTTTTCTTTACCATATCTATCTTTGAAATCTTTTTTAGGCAAGTCATCTGCCATCTTATGTACTTTTTTAATTTGACCTTTTGATAAGTCAGCTTCGCCCATAAGTTTTTTAGCGTCTGAGACTGACATACCTAATTTTTTAGCTATGACTTCTATACTATCTTTTTCTTTACCTTTCATGTAAAGACTTCTAATCTTAACTTCTTGTAAAGATTGAGTAAGTGTTTTTCTATATCTACTATTCATGTTATCTCCTATAACGCTGAGTGTACTTCGTCCCAATTAGAGACTTTTCTTTTTAAATCTGACATTAGCATTTTTTCTAATCTCTGTCTTATTTGAACAGCGTCATTACCTATAAATCTACCATAATTATCATGTATAGTTTCAAGTGCTTTATAAGCCATTGCTAATTTACTATCTCTTAAAATTTGATCGGCTATGTATCGTCTTGCTTCAAAGTGATTATTACCAGCAGTTTTAGCTCTAATATATTGTAAATTAGTTTTACTTGCTACTGCTTCTTTTAAATTACTTTTAACTTCTTTAAACGTTTTCATATCGTCAAATTGTCCTTCATGTGGCGTATTTTCTAATATATCTTGTAAGAATTTATCAAGTCTAGGCATTGTTGTCAATCTCCAATTTTTTCATCATCTTATCAACAACTTCGTCTAGTTTAGAACGCCATTGTTCTTTATATCTTGTCTTATATTTATCTAAAACAGCATCTGAAACTGACCATTCTTGTATATCTTTTTTAGTTACAACAGGATCGTTGCCAAATACTCTTTTTAAGTTCTTTTTAGAATCACTAGGTTTGTATGAGCTACCTCTAAATTTAGGGTCATAACCTGGCTCACCTGGTGTTATTTTGTTTGTATATTCAGCGTAATCGTGTCCTATGTCATATGCTTCAGGTATGTAACCCTCGACTTTTTTTGCGTCTTCTACTGACATTTCTTCTGGCACACAATTAGGCACAGTCTTTCCATTTTTCTTTTTCATTCCTACTTGTTTAAAACCTTTCCAACAAGCTTCGTCCATACTCACTTCACCATACATTTGTTTAAACTTCTTAGTATGTTTACTAGGTTTTGTTTTAGCGTCTTTATCACCTGGCGCTGCCTTGTATGATGATGGTGAATCATCTGTTGTATCTTGTTTCTTAAAGAAAGCGTCTCGTTTACCTTTAGTATCTTTCTTTAAACCACTATAATATTTCTTAGGTTGAGAACCTTTTTTACTACCTATTGATTTATCTTGTGGTAGTCTTTTTGTATGTCCTGATTTTTCTTCTTTTTCTGATACAGCTTGGAAGCCGTAATCAACGTCTAAATTATATTCTCTCACTTCTACCTCTCTATCTGAAGCAACTGGCACACAATCCCATATCCAAGACTTGTGTAAATTATTTTCATTGTCTTCTACAACAATGTAATTAGTACCACGTCTTACAACTTTGCCTGTTATATCTTCTTTTATGTTGTTAATTTTGTCGCCTATATTAAAAATTTGTTCTCTTACATATAGGTCTCTTATTTGATTTTGTTCAAATTCTTCTAAACTAGCTATAGGTTTATAATTATAACCTAAACTATAATTTAATGAAGCAGCCAGTTTCATGCCTTGTCTAACTTGTTTCATTAAACCATCTGCGTCTCTGTATGATGTAGGTAATCCTTGTTTAAATTTTCTAATGTCTCCTTTTGAAGCAGCGTCTCTCATTTTACTAGCACTCATACCCATAGCACCTTCAGCGTCTGGATCTCTTTCGCCAGCAGATACTACATTTATGTTATCAAAATTATAATAACCATGTCTGCTTCTAACATCATTGTATTTGTTTAAGATTGTTTCAAACTCTCTAACTCTATCACTACCTACGACCATAAAGATTTCTGTAAAACCTTTTTTGTATAGATTAGTAGCAATATCTAATATCATGTTAGTAGGATTTAACATTATCTTACTAGCATATTGAGGAAACATCTTTTTCATCACGTCTAGTTTTTGTCTAGGTGATAAAGGATTCTTTTTAGGGTCTTCACTTCTACTTAAAAATATTCTGTAATCATTTGCTGATATACTTTTTACTTTTTTAATTAACTTCTCATGCCCTATTGTAGGTGGATTAAATCTACCGAATGTAAATGCGATTGTTTTTCTAGGTGCCTCATCCATAGAATCAATCTCATCATCTGTAACTTTACCATCTTCTAATATTTCTTTTAATTTTTTATACATTTTTATATAATGATACTTTTCTAAGTATTTGTAAACAACATTTTTAGGCAACTTATGTTTTTTACCAAATGATTTTATTTCATCTGGCGACATGTCATTAGCAAATGCGTCTTGTCTTTGTTTAAATACTTCATCGCCAATATCAACTAAAGTTTTGATACTGTCTTCTATCTCATACAATTTTTTACCTATCAGTTCTTGTAAGTTTAATATATCATCATCTGATAGTTCAGTCAACTCTTTATAATCAACTAAATCTCTCTTTAATTCGCCTTGTACAATGTCTAATTCTCTAACTCTTTTTTGAAACTCTGCCTCATACTTTTCAGGTTCAAAAGTTTGATCTTCAGGTCGTCTAATAAATTTATTTTCTTCTACATCAAATACACCATCTGCCATATCATCATTCTTTTTCTTTAGTTCAGGATCAGTGATGACATAATAATTAATAGGGTGTTGTGTGCCTGGTACAAGTTTGCCGTTTATATCTTTTAAATTTTTAGCAATTGCTTTTCTCATAGGTTCTCTATCAGCAGGTGCCACATCAAATAGTACATTGATGTCTAAGTCTGCGTCTTCTCTATATCTTTTAGTTAAGATAGAACCTATTAGTGAAAATTTTTTAACAGGAGCATATTTTTCAAACTGTGCTATTTGTTTTTTAATCATAGCAATAATACCAGCTTTTAATTTAGGATTTTCAGTATCAGCATTATCAAACACACCTTTAGCGTATGTTTTTCTAGGAATGTCTATGATACTTTCTGAAAAATACATTATCGTACTCCTAATTTCTTCATTTGTAATTCTCTTGCTATCCAAGTCTTAGCAATTATATTATTTGGTTTTCTCATCAAGTTTGCTCTAACAAAGTTAGAGGCTTTTCTTAATGTATCAGTGACTAACTCTTGGTCACTTTTATTGTTATCTATGATTGCCATATTTGATCTACCAAATAAATATTGAAACTTACCTATATTTTGTTGTACAGTGTTCCAACTATTCTTAACAACATACTCAGGTATTGATCTACTTCTAATTAAGTTTCTTTGTAGAGCAACATCTAAACTTGTGTTTACAAATATCATATAACAATCGTATCCTAATACTTTACAAGCATTAACTTGTCTGTTTATCACATTATAATCTCTGCCTGTTGCGTCAACAACTAAACCTAATCTACCTTTAACGTAAACATCTAATTGTGATGATGTTAAAGTTTTGGCTCTTTGTCGTACAATATTTCTAAAGTATTCTTCTTCATCTGGCATTTTTAATGATAAGTTTGATTTCTTTAATCCTCTTTCAAAAGCATTATCAGAGTTAACAACTTTTAATCCTGTGCCAGCAAAAGCACTAGCAGTTACAAATGATTTACCTGAACCAGGACCACCTGCTAAGAAAAATGCTTTGAATATACCTGGATCATAAACACCCTCAGTAAGCATTTTTTCAAAGTTTGTTTCTCTAATAAGTTGTCTTAACTTCATTATCCTTTTACCCAATCTTTTTCAGCAGTAAAGTTTGCTCTACTAAATTCTAATCTATCAACTAACTTAACAGCATTACCTTTATCAACAGCAACAAACCCCTCTGGTGCCGTAACTTTATAACCGTTAGGTGTTCTTAAAAAATGTCCTATACTTTGTATTTGTGATAGTTTTGATACTAAAGAGTTCTTACATGTTTGTAAACTAACATGAGAAGCAATTGCCATGACTAAAGCATTTTGATTTTTGTCTATAAAACTTAAACCATTTTTTAGTATTGTTCTATATTTGTCTTTACCTGCTTCTGTTTTTCTAGCGTCTATCTCTTGTTGTACAAATGCTTCATAATAATTTCTAAACATTTCTTGTAGTGTTCTAACTTTTGCCATACCACCTTTACTATTTCTAATATAGTAATTAAAAAATGTTTTTAATCTAAAACCTATTGAAAACTGATCTGAGGTAGACTTACTCATTTCATCTAAGATAGGAGCAGCCTTAGAAAGTGAACCCTCTGCTTTTCTAATTAAAGCGTCAAAACTACTTAACTCTGATTTAGTAAACTTGGCACTACCTGATACATCTTTGTAAGCAGCGTCTGCTAAAAATACAGACGATATACCTGATTTACCTCTAACAGTACCGAAACCTGCCGTCATTGATGATAATGTTTTACCTGAGTATGATGTATGAAATACTATACCCATTTTTGCTCTAGTAATTCTTTTACCTATTGATGAGTTTACAGGCACAGCATATGTAATAGTATTAGGTGTAAAAGTAATCATACTATCACCGTCTATGTTTGCTGTTTTTAAATCTGATTTTGAAAATAGAAAATCGCCTTGTAATACACCAGAGATACCTAGTTTTGATAATTCTTTTAATGCGATTGATAATTTATTTGCTAATTCACCTGAGTGATTTTTTCTTATATCTGCGTTAGTATAATTTACTTTAGGTGTTTTATTGAATACTGCTTTTGTGCCGACAAAGAATTTGCCGTTTTCTGGATCAATACCACATATTATAGCAGGTGCGCCGTCCCACTTCACTGTCATATTAACTTTTTTGCTAGATGACCCAGCAAGCATGTTTCTTATTGACTTTAAGAAGTTAACTGCGTTTCTACCACCTTTAGAACCTTTGTTTATTATATCGTCTTCTAAGTGTTCTAAATGTGTATTTCGTTCTTTTGTAATAAATCCTTTAAAACTAAACATTTCTCTCTCATACATTCCATTACTATAATCAATTTTTCCATATAAATCAACTTGTTTATCTGTTATATTTATAACATAAAAAGCTTGGCACCCCACCATTTTCTTGCCATACTTTATGTTTATTTTGAAATTGTACTAGTTTTTGTGCGTCTTCTTCAAAAAACATTTCACTTACTATTGATTTTGTAGGGTATTCTACAACATGCCATACTATATTCTTACCTTTTTTGACCATCTTCTTACGATAAGATAAATTACGGTCTGAAGTATGAGGTCTTTTATCGCCTCTATGAAATCTAACTTTTTGTTTCTTTACCATGCCCAACTAATCCAAGAATATCTTGTACCTTTCTTTACTGCGTTTACTTGATGAGGATATAAAAAGTTAGCAGGAAATATTAACATATCGCCTTTCTTTAATTTAATCTCTTCATCTTCAAACATTAAAAACTCACCACCCTCAAAATCATCATTTAAAACACCTAAGATACTTAATATAGGTACACCTTGTCTTGTGCCGTCAAACAATGAGTGTATATGATCGCAATGTGGTGCCATCAATTTATTTTTAGTGTACTTATTAAATCTAGGTCCTGAGTAACCATTCCAACCTGTAAACCAAGGTGTATCAACATGATCTATATAATTTTGTAAACCTTTATAAATTTTGTTCATTAAGATAGAAGTACCAGGTGTATTTTTCCAACTCATTTCTAACTCTTGGTTACCTGATACATTTATATACTCACCTGTTCTAGGATTATAAAAAGTATGTTCTTCAAAATCTTCAGGTTTTAAGTTAGATAATATTTGATCTGTTACATCATTTGAAACATAATTATCTAAATGTAATATGTATTGATTTAAAGATTTAATCATAATTTAAAATCACTAAATTTATCATAACTTTGATCTGGTGTAGGATACTCTTCTTTTGTTTCTTGTTGGTTACTGTCAACAATATTTTGAGCAGTGTTTTCTACATCATACAATCTCATTTTAGGTCTGTCAACACCTATAATAAATGATCTATTCATAGCAGGATCATTATATCTATTCTTTAATTGTTTAACTTTCATTTGACCTAATGCCTCTAATTCTTCGTTTGACATAAGAGCAAACATAAAGTCAGCAGTTGCTGGCAAACCAAAACTTTCAGACGTATCTTCTAATCCTATATCTGTACTTACATAACCTGTTCTAGTTGTTTGTGTAGCAGTGAATATAGGCATATCAAACTCAACAGCAAGACCTCTTAATTCTTCAGCAATTGCTTTGATGTAAAAATAAGATGATATATTACCACCGTTAAATCTAGCACTAGCACAAATATTTAAATAATCAATAAAGATAACTTGTGGTCTAAAACTTTTCTTTAACGCAAGTTCATTTAGTAAACTTCTAAAATGACCACTATGAGCAGAGGCAGTAGGATATTCTTTTATAATTAATTGACCAGTAGTTTTACCTTGTAGTTTAGATAACTTGTTATCATACAATTGTTTAGGCATTGTGTGTAAATCATCTATTGTTACGTCAAATAAATTAGCGTCTATTCTTTCAGCAATTCTTTCCTCAGCCATTTCTAAAGTAATATACAATACATTTAATCCTTGTGTCAAAAATGCTGAAGCAGCATGACACATAAACAAAGACTTACCGACACCTGTACCTGCGAGAGCAACATTTAAAGTTTTACTAGGCACACCGCCTTTTGTAATCTTGTTAAAGAAAGATAAATCAAACTTATATTTCTTTTCTTTTGTATGGTACCAATCAAATCTAGCTTGAGCATCGCCGATATAATCATGCCCAATATGATTATCAAAACTAACTGCTAATGCCTCAGATAAAATATGTGGTATTGCCTCTGGCGATCTTTTCTTATCTTTATTATCTAATATTTTAATACCATCTAATACAGCATTGTGTACAGCACGATCTTTACAAAACTTTTCAGTTGTATCTAACAACCATTGTTGTTCAACTTCTTCATGTTGTAAAGTAGATAAGGTTTCTTTTACTTGTTTTAATTGTTCTTCGTTAATATCTTTTCTTTGATTAAGTTCTATTAGTAAGGATTCTTTAGTAGGTAAATTTTTATATTCTTGTACAAACTTATTAATCTGTTCAAATAATAACTGTTCTTCTTTTTTATTAAAATAATGTTGTTTAACAAAAGGTAATGCTTTACGAGTAAAGTCTTCGTTGAAGACTAAATTTCTCAATATAGTTATTTCAATTCTTTCGTTATTATTCAAAGATGATAGAGCCATTTTTAAGTTGTTCTTCCACTAGTTCTACTAGTATATCACCAATATACACTTTAAATTCTTCCGTGTCAATGCTGGCTTTACTAGGGTTTGATAAAATGTCAAATGTAAATTTTAAAGGTATTTCACCATCTGCGTTTTCTGTCTGAGAAAACTTAACGTGATTATATTTGTATATAATATTTTTAAACTTACCTTCAGTAAGTTTTATACAACTAAAATCATCACCTTCTTTTTGAGCAAAGACGTATCTTTTATTCTTCGTCTTGTCCGTATGTAAATTTTCTTTTGGCATGTTCATCAATCTTATCTAATACTTCTTTTGTAAAATATTTTTCGGGATCATCATTGATGTTTTTACCAAACACTTTTGAACCATCAGGCATTTCATATCTTGTAGATACTTTCTTAAATATACCTGCCTCTTCACCAAGTTGAAGAAGACCATAATACTTGTCTAATCCTTGCTTGTATGTTAGTTTGACATCAATTTGTGCGTTCTCTTTTGTTAAACGTGATTTATAATTTTTACAATGAATAATATTACCAACTACCTCTGTACCGTCTTTTTCTTTACGTTTACCTAGATAGATGATTGATGAAGCGGCATATTTTAAACCTGAACCACCGCCCATTTCTTTTTGTGGAAACATAGAACCTATCACATCATAAGTGTGATTGGTCATAATCATAGGTATATTTGCTTTACCTAATTTAAGTGTTAAAACTCTAAACGTTGATTTGACTATTTGTGATCTAGTCATATCTCTCGTTTCTTTACCAGCGGCAGTATCTTCCATTTCTTTTGTAGTAGATAACATTCCTAAACTATCTAATACAAACATCAAAGGTTTTCTTTTATCCTCTGGTTGTTCTA